CATAAATCCTCATTCTGTTGTTTGGATAGAGACAAAACTGCCCATTATCCAATTCTAAGAGGTTATGTGACTTATGTTCGGCAGGCTGTTCACTTGTTGAGTAGTCAATTGAGTCAACATCCTGATGATAGTTGTCTAAAGTGCAAATATATGTGCCAGTTTGTGTTCCAAAGTCCCTTGTAAGCACTTCATAGTGCATTGAACCGATAAATTGCTTCTGAACAGCGACCACACCATAGTCCATACAGTTCCAAAACTGTAAATTATGCAGTGTCATGTCTGGTGTTGGTGTTTCTGGGTCACTTGTAAACGCAGAAATTGGTAATTTATCGAACATTGCAGCATATTCGGGTAAATATGTCTCAAAATAGAATGCTCTACCGGGTATTGACTTGGCAGATACCCAAACTCCCTTTACAAATTCACCATGACCACTCTTATGGTCGGTCAAATACTCCTTTCTTACCCATACTTCATAAGAAGGTAAATTCGCAATCAGACAAGCCATCTATTTTCCTTGCCCCCTTGGTCTTTTACGAGCCGAGTTACGCGAGGTAGCCGCGTATTTCGAGTGTTTTCCGGTGCCTTGTCGAGTTTTTTTCGGGCGACTTTCAATGTTTATACCCATACTAAACGTCTTTGCCATTACTCTGGTTCCTCCTCTATCATTTTGGTGGTAAATTCACTGGGGTCATTCTTCCCTGTGAGGTAAAATTCAATTGCAAAGTCCTGCATTCGATCAAAGTATTCACGTTCTGATAAGTCTGTGTATACTTCTTCGCCATTTCGGAGTATTGTATACTTGGTTCTATGCATGCGGATCATAATACCTTATCATGAATACAAAGATGGCGAGTATTAATAATAGTGAAATAATTGTAATCATATCAAATAATTCTTGTTTTTTCATGTCCTACACGAATCCGTGGATCACACCATATCTCAAATCCAGCCTCTTTGGCATCGAGACAGAACGAGACATCTTCGCCACACATATCCTGTACAGTACCTGACTCAAAGACCTGCATCTTCGGAGCAAACCAAGGATACTCGATCTTTTTCTTACCATTTTCATCAAAGTCTTCAAATACACCCTTCTGTATCAATAACCAACCGAAACCTGCATAGTCAACAGTGAAAGGTTTGGTTCTCTTCTGTATTGTGTCGAGTGTTTCATGATCCATGACACCACCATTGTTTGAGAAAGATGTCTCATCTAACCAGTGTGCAACTGATGTAGTACGACCATCTTCAGTACAATACCAACCTGATACGATAGGTCTTTGCTTACTTTCATCAACTACAAGTTGTTGACCAACTACAGTAGTTCTCTCTTTTCCATTTTCATCAAGTATTGGTTCACCTTTCTCATTCTTTAAAGGTTGTAGAACATCCTGATATGTGATTGCTTCTTTCGGAGTGGAATTTAAAATTAACTGCCAGAACTTCTCTGTACTGAAAACAATATCAGAATCAATCCATAACTGCCAATCATATTCTAACTTACCATCCCAAGGTAATTGATTCGGCCCTCGAAGAACGTTTGCACCCAAACATTTACAACGGGCGAAATTTACCATCGAAGAATAATCCTGAGATATCTGAATACCTCCACCATTCTGTACAATATCAAAACAAAGTTGTACAAAGTTCTTAAGGTAAGTATAGGAAACACCTCTACCCGGCAAACAAAAAACGATCTTCTTTCCTTTTATTAATTGCTTCGCTAACTCATAATCCCATTCGGGTTCTTTCTTTACTGGGGTTTTGGCTTTCACCTTAAATCCTTTGGCCATAATTAATTCATTACATAATTATATTTTACATCAATATCTAGGCAATGTCAATAAGAACTTTCTTCATATGTATTTGTATATTCTTTAGGGGTATCCGTAATTACAGAGTATGTTATATCCCCATTCCAATATGATCTGTATAATCTTGCCCATATAATATCAAACTCACTTTCATTCAAATTTTTAAACAAGCATCTGTCTTCTAAGTAAATGTGATAAGTTTTTGAGGTCATTCGTCTTCTTCGGTAATGATTACATTGCTATCATCAATTTTCCAATTGAGTTTCGTATCTTCATACCAACCCATTTCATTGATAATCCACTCCGGTATTATAGCACAATATTCACCAGATATGTTACTGATCTCTATAGATGTAATTTGGCCACCGGAATTTTTTTGCATATAATGAAAACCTGTCATCGTTTTTATATAGCGAAAAAAAATTTTAAGTGCCTGTGATATTTGTGTCGCAATCGTAACACTTTGTAGACTAGGGGTGTCACGCATTTTTATAACGGGGGCGGGGGGCGACCCCCCCACTGCTGATCCCACGAACGAACGCTTATTGCATTTGGTACTGACGCTCACCAAGTCTGCGTGGTCTGTCACCATACTCACCAGAGTGGCGACCCCACTCATCAAGTGCTTCTGCGTATCCGAACTCTTCGGACATTGACCACATAACGTCGTCAATTTGGTTCTGTGAGTAACCATGCTCAGTAGTCATGAGTTGACCTTTTGAGTTGAAACCTTTAACTGTGTATATAAAAGACATAATAATAAAGAAGGGAATAATGTGAATAAAAAAGGGAATGTATGAATACTCATTACGCAAACTGGGGGTCTGCGTACTTTGAGCAAGGGTGCGGTTGAGATGGTGAGCAACCGAAAGAGGCGATGAACTCATCTAAGAATGAGATGTCCTCATCTGTTAGGTCGTCAAAGTCAACCTTTGCGATTGATTGAACTCCCCACTCTGCAACTTCAAAAACGAACTCTTCCCAATCGCAACATACATATGCGACGTTTTCAAAGTTATCTACTTCAAGGATTCTATCTGCGATCCTGTTTCCTAATGGTGTGAATACGTCGCCTGATGGGTTTGATGCTACTAATTTTTTCATAATCGGGGAATGATTGTTTGTTATACTAATATTATAAAACAGATGCCCACGAACTGCGAGCATCTGAAACAATTGTTTACAGTTCAGAAATCATCTCATTCATTTCTGTTAAGTCTGCCTCTCCCCAGTCAGCTCCGTCTGGTGTTGCAGCGAAACCGCACATCACCTGCATTTCAAATAAAAATTCGGTGTAGTCTTCACATAACTTTGCTAAGTTGTAAAGAGTCTCATCGTTTTGAATCCATAAGGCACAGTTCCAAGTTGTTCTGTCTGCCCATCCGTTGTAAGTTTGATTTGTCATAGGGGGGAAATCCTTTTGCTTATATGTTTATTATAAAGAAGATGCTCACGGATTGCGAGCATCTGTAACAATTGTTTACCTACAATCTATGATCTGAAAATGCTCATTAAAGAACTTATCAGTGCCAGATTTGGGCTTGTTTTCTAACTCTTCACACTTTGCGATTAAGTCTAAGAGCTGCTTTGCCTGTTTGTTGAACTCTTCAGTAGTGTAAGGTTTCTGAGTCATAATAAAAGGGGAACTTGTTTACTCTTCTATTATAACTGATCAGTTTTGATGTGCG